TAATTTCTTCTGTTGTCTTTCCATTTAATACCACCTTTAGATAATCGAAACATTCATCAGTCAAAGATGCTATGTCAAAATATTCTGATAATAGAAATACTTGAACTATATTATTTGTTGTAAGTTGATTTTTACCCAAATAAAATGACACTATTAGTTCTATATCTTCTGTGGATTGGATAAGTTCCACAGTTCTAGCATCATCAATAAATTGTTGAATAAATTTAGCATATTTACTAAAACCATCATCAACAACATGTTTATCCCCACTATTAGAAACTAAAGTAATCATAGTGAAACCACAATTCACCGTAAAAAAAAATCATATTTTACGATGTGTTTTCCAATATGTGTTTTCCAACATGTGTTTTCCAACATGTATTTTCCAGTATTTTCCAATCCAAGTCACCATAGATGTGTCATTGTGTCGCTATCCTTTCATGGTCCAACAAGTTGGTCAACGTCTTTCCCTCCAGAAATCCAGATAGGTCTCTAAATGATGACCCACTGGAATCTGGTTCTATTGATTGTACGCACTTTTCTAAAATATCCTCTTTCTAGTGACATTTGATATATTCCATTCAGAAATATTATCCTTGTCAAATTTTGACTTCCAAAACATCGTGCTCATGTCAGTGACATTTAATATGTTCCATTCAGAAATATCATTGTTAAAAACTGATATGGAAAACATTGAGTTCATCTTGGTAACTTTTGATGTGTCCCATCCAGAAATATCTTGATTGAAATTTGAACTAAAAAACATCCCACCCATATCAGTAACTTTCGATGTGTTCCACTTAGAAATATCTCCATTAAATTTTGAACCACAAAACATCCAATCCATACCAGTGACTTTTGATGTGTCCCATTCAGAAATATCTTTGTTGAATTTTGAATTATAAAACATCCAACTCATTTTAGTAACTTTAGATGTGTCCCATCCATGAATGTTCTGAACAAATATTGATGATTGAAACATCCGAATTGTGTTAGTAACTTTTGATATGTTCCATTCGGATATATCTTGATTAAATTTGGACTCTGAAAACATCCAACTCATGTCAGTAACTTTTGAAGTGTCCCATTCAGATATGTCTTGATTAAAAATTGACCCATAAAACATCCCACTCATGTTAGTGACATTTGAGGCGTCCCATTTAGATATGTCACGATTGAAATTTGATGTACCAAACATTCTATTCATGGAAATCACATCAAGTGTCACCACCATGGAAGAAATGTTTGGTGGCTCAGAATGATCTAATCAAGATATATCTGGATGGGACACCTCAAAAGTCACTGACATGGAATTAATGTTTTCCAGATCAAAGTTCAATCAAGATATTTCTGGATGGAACACATCAAATGTCACTACCATGGAATTTATGTTTCATGGTTCGATGTTCAATCAAAATATGTCTGGATGGGATGTGTCAAAAATTGTTGATTTAAGCTCTATGTTTTCAAATTCAAAATTCAATCAAGATATTTCTGATTGGGACACCTCAAATGTCATCAAAATTGACTTTGTGTTTTATGACTCAATGTTCAATCAAGATGTCCCTGAATGGGACGCGTTAAAAGTTGCTGAAAGACAAAAAGTCGATAGTCCGACTAAAATTGAACAGGCCATCTATCCTTTCCCTCTAGAAACCATGGTGCCAAAATCCACGATATGTTTCTAAAGGCTCTGAATGGTTCGTCCTTCTGAAAATTTGATTTTTTTTTCACGAAGAATGATAATTTAACTATGATTACTTTAGTTTCTAACAGTGGAGACAAATTTGTTGTTGATGATGGTTTTTTTGAATATTCTAGATTCATCCAACAATTCATTGATGATACTAGAACTGTGGAACTTATCCAATCCACAGAAGACATAGAATTGATAATATCATTTTATTTGGGTAAAAATCAACTTACAACAAGCAACATAGTTCAAGTGTTTCTACTATCAGAATATTTTGACATAGCATCTTTGACCCATGAATGCTTTGATTTTCTACAAGGGGTGTTAAATGGAAAGTCAACAGAAGAAATTAGGAAAATAATGAGGATAGAAAATGATTTATCCACCGAAGATATTAAACGGATTTCCAGGGACAATTATTTCATTGAAAAAGAAACTAAACCAGAAGAAATTAGTATTGTAGAAAATCCAACGACTATTCCAAGTATCAATATTCTGGGAAAACTGGTTAAAATACGAAAACTTAAAATCAAAACAATAGCAGCAATATCCAAACTACATTCTCAGTTATCAATAGTGAGAAATGCTAAAATACACATGTTGCTGAGTAATAAAGATTTCAAAGCTTTCGGAAAAAATGACAAATGGCCCAATCTAAAAATTCATAACATTCATAAAATAGTGAGAACAGGACAATTCAAAACAGAAAAATGTATCAAAGAATTGGGAACAATATCTGAATGGGACACTTCAAGTGTTACTAACATGAGTAATATGTTCCATCATTCGATATTTGACCTTGATATTTCTGAATGGGACACATCAAGTGTCACTGACATGGAAGGAATGTTTTATCTATCAAAATTCAATCAAGATATTTCTAAATGGAATACTTCAAACGTTACTGTTATGAAAAAAATGTTTGTTTATTCAGAATTCAACAGAGATATTCATGAATGGGACACATCAAATGTTACTACCATGGAAACAATGTTTTGTGGTTCAAAATTCAACCGAGATATTTCTGGGTGGGACACATCAAGTGTCACTACCATGAAAGGAATGTTTCATGGCTCAGGATTCAATCAAGATATTTCCAAATGGAACACATCAAAAGTCGTCAACATGAGTTGGATGTTTCATGGCTCCTGTTTCAATAGAAATATTTCCGAGTGGGATACATCAAGTGTAATTCACATGGGTTGGATGTTTTATGATTCCTATTTCAATCAAGATATTTCTGAGTGGAATGTTTCAAATGTAACTAATATGAAAAAAATGTTTGGTCATTCAAAATTCAACAGAGATATTTCTGGATGGGACATGTCAAATGTCACTGTTATGAAAGAAATGTTTTTGGGGTCACTATTCTCAAAATATTTATGGATGGAACATGTCAATCGCAAGTCAGCTCAACTGGCGCGCGCCACGTCTCCCTCCCAGAACCCCAGCCGCATCGTGTCACTGATTCAGGATTGATAAGATTCATGTGAAATGAGGGTATGATTCACTTTCCACATTGCCAATTTTATACCGACATTTTTTTGTGTTAGTCCCACTGTTAATAACAGAAGATATCTTATGGTTATCTGACATAAAAGGAGATGATCGTCCCAAAAAATGGGTTAGACCATATGTTTGTATATGGATTCGGGAACTCTTCTGTTTGTACAACAAAAACAACCAACTAACAATATTTACAAATTTTGTTGTTTGTGATATTTCAGAACAAAAGGAAATATTTATTTTATGAACAAATGGTAATATAACATTAATTTGCTCCCGAATCATAAAATGATAAAACATGATAATATTTACAATAGGAACAACCATTTGGTATATCAATTGATTCTACTGATTCAACAACTATCCCTTCCCCTATAAATTCAGTATTTAATATATCATTAGTAACAATACCAAAAATACCATTATTTTTATTTAATTTAGTTTCTCCATAAAAATTGAAATGAAATTGCTCATTATTTGATTTGATGTATTTTCCAAGATATTTTTTATTTTCACTAATATCCACAAATTGATATTTCCACGCATTGACACATCCAATAAATAATATTATAATTTTATACATTGTGGAATATTTGATGAATTTGTGTGATATTTTTTCAAATTTTAATTGTTCAATTCATGGTAGTAACTGTTAATATGTTTCATTCATATTGGTATAAACACAATGTTTCGAGGTCTAATTTTGAATGAAACTTTTAGTGAGAAGTTTTTATAAAATGGTTTTGACTATCGTTTGAAATGGTCCAGTGAATTTTATGTTAAAAACACATAAATTTTAATAGATAACTCAAAACGCCTATTGATTTAATGTGGATTATTCACATTAAAACTACTGATTATCTTCAAAAACTACTTGATGGGCTTTGACTGTTATTTGAAATGGTTTAGTGAATTTTATGTTAAAAACACATAAATTTTAATAGAGAATTAAGAACGCATATTAATATAATGTGGATTTACATTAAAACTACTGATTATCTTCAAAAACTACTTGATGGGCTTTGACTATTATTTGAAATGGTCCAGTGAATTTTATGTTAAAAACACATAAATTTTAATAGATAACTTAAAACACCTATTGATTTAATGTGGATTCACATTAAAACTACTGATTATCTTCAAAAACTACTTGATGGTTTTGACTATCATTTGAAATGGTCCAGTGAATTTTATGTTAAAAACACATAAATTTTAATAGAGGACTTAGAACGCCTATTGATTTAATGTGGATTTACATTAAAACTACTGATTATTTTCAAAAACTTTTTATGGGCTTTGACTATCATTTGAAATGGTCCAGTGAATTTTATGTTAAAAACACATAAATTTTAATAGATAACTCAAAACGCCTATTGATTTAATGTGGATTCACATTAAAACTACTGATTATCTTCAAAAACTACTTGATGGGCTTTGACTATCATTTGAAATGGTCTAGTGAATTTTATGTTAAAACACATAAAATTTTAATAGAGGACTTAGAACGCCTATTGATTTAATGTGGATTTACATTAAAACTACTGATTATCTTCAAAAAACTTTTTGTGGCTTTTGGTGTTTTTTGAAATTGCATTATCTATGGATTGGTTCAAATCGACTGTTCTGGGTGTTGTTCATGAATTGTTGAATTAATTTAGCACAGTTACTAAAATTATCAACAATTATTTTGGCTGTTTGAAACAAGAACAATTGTTATTTTTGATAAAGCCGGATAAATAAAAAAAATTCAAATCTATTTTATTGTTTTGATTTTATCTGATATTCCAGTATCACTGATAACCAGGTGTTATAAAGGTTTTAATTTTTTGGACCAGTTTATTTCATCATCATGATACAGGTAGTTACGAAATGTTAGATTTATTCTCGGGTTTTCTTCGTTACATCCTTTATCTTTTGGAACAGAGTGCAAATATTTTTTGTTGGAATTTTTCCTCATAATCAACACAGTTCCATGTTTCAATGTTATATTGATTCTTTCATCTCCATATTTTTTTTGTTTTTTTATTTTGAAAAGTCTGGGTCTTCCAAATGAAACAGACGCAATGTATGGATCAGCCCCCATATTAGTAGAATTATCTGAGTGGAATCCTATTTTATCATGTGGAGTTTCAAATCTTCCCACTAAGCATGAATTAAACCGAACATTAAAATCTTTTTCTAATCGTTCTTTTAATTTTAATATCTCTGGGTGAAATTTATAATTCGTAACAAAATCTGTTGGTAATTTTTTTCCACATTCTTGTACAGCTTGTGGATAATCACCAAACCAATATGACTTCCTCCAGCTTTGAGTTTTATGGTTTGGAAAATAAAGAATATGCCTCTTGAATTTTTTAGCATCGTCAACTATACTGAATAGTTTGTCAGCTTCATCTTTTGTAAAATAATTGTGATTTATGAATATTTCTGCGTCCTTGACCAAAGAATTCATGATATTAAACTGACATTTTAATTTGGTAATATAAACCATTTTTGATTGGTCCAACCAGACAAATGAGTTCAAATTTTTATATAAATAGTTATTAATTTAACTTGGACAAATATCTATCTTTAAATAGTTATTGGTTTGATTGGACAAATATCTATCTTTAATAGTTATTGGTTTGATTGGACAAATATCTATCTTTAATAGTTATTGGTTTGATTGGAAAAATATCTATCTTTAAATAGTTATTGGTTTGATTGGAAAAATATCTATCTTTAAATAGTTATTGGTTCAACCAAAATGAATTTTAAAAATTTCGTTTTTTATATTTAGATTTAAATCGGACAAATCAGCTCAAATGTTTTTCTTCAAATAGTTATTGGTTTAACCAAAATAAATTTTAGAAATTTCGTTTTTTATATTTAGATTTAAATTGAACAAAAAGGGAATTAAGAGATATATGGTATCTATTGTGATAAAAGGTTTCTGTTCACAAAATAATTTAAATATTTTTGAATTATAATCCATCATTGATAAATTTAATAATTTTTCATGATAAAACATATTTTTTGGAATCATTTCTAAAATATCAATTATATTTGTGTTTCCATAATATTTGACCCAAGTTTTAGAATCAGTTTGTTTGTCATCTGTTTGGTTTAATTTATCCAGAGATATTCGCATATCTTCGATTTTTTTGAAGATCCATGATATTTTATATGACCACTGTTCTGTTAACACTATAAGTTTGATCATTTTAGTTAAGATAATTTTATTTACTCTTTTGTTATGAAACCAACCTTGAATTTTTCTTCCCATTAAGTATCTTGATAAACTATAAATATTAACTATCCTTTTGTTTCTGCGACAATTTCCATCAAAAAATTTAGATATTTTATGAAAATAGACTATCTCTTCATCACTAAATGATTTCACTATTTTATCTTGAATATCTATCATATTTTGATTTTCCAAAATATCTTCAATTTTATATGATAGTTCATTTAATGGTATTTTGTATGGAGACCAAAAAGAATGTTTCTCTATAAAACTTTTTAAATATTGTGAAAATTCAAATAAATCAATAATTTTATTTTGTTTGGCCAATTCATAACCATAAAAAATTATTTCTTCATCATTTATTGAATTGTTTTTGATTTTTTCTCTTAAAAATTTTATATCACAATTTACTAATTTTTTTAAATTATTGCTAAATAAATTTTCTTTTAAATTGGTATAATTTTCATTTTCATAATTTATTATTTCTTCTAATTCTTTAATCTTTCCCAAAATATTATCATTTTCATCTATTTTATTATCAATAAAAGTTATTGTTTTATCTATGAAAAAACACATATTAACAGAATTTTTATTATTTCCATTTTTATTATTTCCATTTTTATTTCCATTGTTATTTTGTAATTTTCCAAACTTAGAAAATAAAAATTTATAAATCTGATGAATGAAATTTAATTTAGATTTATAATTGATTTTAGAGGGTATTTTAATATTGGTATATTCATATAATTTATATTTATCAAGAAAAACTAATATTTTTTTATAAATTTGTTCCAATATTTCAACTTTGTCTCTCATCAAAATATCAATCATTTGATTTTTGGTTTTTGGAGAAGGCATTGGAATATTAAATGGAATTTGAATTAATTTGTCTAGATATAAATGTCCATTTAAACAATTTATTTTTTTTTTTAAATATGATGCTTCTATTGATTTAACAATTATATTTGGTTCTATTGAAATAAATGTTAGAAATGGACAACTTTTGTTTGATAACAAAAGCATGATTGCATCTAATGTTTCAACAATTTTTTTGGGTGGACATCTATCTAAATCATCTATAAATATCACAAATTTATAATCATGTAAATTCATAAAATCACATGTTATTTCTAATTCATCTTTAACATTTGCCATGAATCCTACTTTATTTTCAATGTCTTTAGCTGATTTTTCTGTTTCTTTTCCTTGATTTCTTAAAAGAGATATAATAATTTTAATTAGATATGGAAAAACACTTATAATTGATATTCCGAATAATGTTCCTACTGGAATTATGAATGAAATATTATTTATTAATTGGTTAGAAACCGAATAATTTGGAACATTATAAATATTAGATTGATTCATATATATTTCGGTTTTAGAACTAAAATTCCCAAAAAGATAAAAAGAAGAAATAATCAAAAGAAAAATACGTAATATCCAAAAAAATATATGATAAAAAGTTAATCTATTATTATTGGTTTCTCTAAATGGATAAATAAAATGTTTAAAAAATCTTGTTCTAAATGGTGTAAATTTTAATTCAACTTCTTCATAAATATTTTTGATTAGTCCTGCCCAAAGAACATCTGCACCAGAATATTCCCAAGCATTAAAATTCACAAAAACAACATTTTTATCTTTTTTATCTCTAAATTCGTTTTCTATTTTTTGTAATAAAAAACTTTTTCCAGTTCCCCATGAAGATGATATTCCCACTGTTAATGGTAATTCTATATGTTCAGAAGATGTTATGAATGATAAAGCATGTGCATATTTTTCATAAGATAAATAATCTTCACCAAATGGTTGGTCATTAATAATATTTGTTCTATAAATATTATTAATTCGTTTTGTTTTTTTTATAGAATTAAAATTATTATTGAAACTAGGACCCAAATTATTATTAGAACTTGGATTGTATGATTTGTTAATTTCAACAATATTCATATAAGTCAAATTATTCCATAATTCTTTAATTTTGGAACAAGTACAATGTTAAAAAAAATATGTTTTTTTGATTTAATTGTTATTACCATTCAGCATTATAAATGTCTATAGCTTGTTGTTTTGATTCTTCACTAAAATAATGTTCTAATAATGTATATCTCAAGAAATCTGTTGTTTCATGAGATAATCTTTCATTTGATAAATCTATTTTTTTTGGTGTAACTTTTTCCCAAGCATTACGAAATTTTCTTAAATGTCCAATAATTTCAGCACGACTCATGTCTTCTAATGGTTTTGGTTGTTCGTACCATAATCCTCCAATTTTTTTTTGTGAACCAGATCTTAATCTCTTTGGTGAAACCATTAGAGAAGCTCTTAGTGAAGTTCTTGGTTTTCTTGGTTTTCTTGGTTTTTTTGGTTTTCCGGCTGGAGTTTTTGTTGTGATTTTAACACAACGTCCATTTTTTAATTTACAATTTCCATCATTTTTTCCACTTTTAGCACATCTTTTAGTTTTTTTGTTCACTGCACAAGGCTCACTATGTCCTCCATTTTTAAAAAATAATATATAATTTTTCAAAATATTTTTACCAACTTTACCAAAAATAGATATTTTTTTTTTATTGATTGGATTTACAATAAAATTCATATATTAATAGTAAATATTAAAATTAGTGTGAAAAAAATCTTTTACTAGTCATATAAATATCAATTCCTAATTTTTTGGCCAATTTTAATATTTTTTCATCATTAATACTTTCGCCAGGTTGAACTATATATTTTACATTAAATTTATTAGCTTCTAAAATATTATCTTCAAACGAAATAAATCCATCAGATGCCATGGTCAATGGAATTTTTTTCAAAAAATTATATATTTCATCGTATTTTTCAAATAGTTCAAACCATTTTTTATTTTTTTTTAATTTTGTTTTAAGATTTAATATTTTTGGATGGCGATTTAATAACCACAAACGTGCTTTTTTCCCAGCAATAGTTATGCTATCCAATCTGTTTTGTTGTCCAGCACTTATTCCTATTACTTGTCCATCTACGGATATTGCTGTTGAATTTGAACTAACATTTTTTAATATTTGAAATGTCATTTTCATGTTTTTGATTTGTTCTTTGTTTGTTTTAGAACAAACATTTGTTAAATTATCTATCACACATTTATTGTGGTCCTGAATAAATCCTAAACCATAAATATCTCTATACTCAAAATTTTTAGGCTCATATTTGGGATTTATTTTTATTTTTTTATTTTTTTCTTTTTTTTTTTTTTTTAGAATTTCTAAAGCATTATGGTCATAACTTGGAGCAATTATCCCATCTGTTATTTGATTTTTCAAATATTCTGCTATTTCAAGATCTATATTCACATTTGTACAAAAAAAATCACCAAAAGATGACAATGAATCTATATTTCTTGCTTCATAAACAGATTTTAGTGGGGATACATGATATTCACAAGTTCCTAATCCAGTGGGATTTGTATGTTTTATTGATGTTGAACAATGTTTTTGGACAATTTTGTTTGCGTCATTTACTATTTGCCAACCAGTCAAAGCATCATGATAATTTGAATAACTTGGAACCCCATTTAAGAGTGTTATAGGATTTTCATCATTTACTAAATATCCTTTTTGATGTGGATTTTGTCCATATCTAAGATTTTCTAAATGTTTAGAAATTATTTCATTTATTGGTCTAATTATATTAGATGGTTTTTTATTTTCAAAATAAGAATTGATTTTTTTGTCATAGTTCAAAATATATTTCCAAGCTTTTATAGCCATATCTTCTCTAAAATCAATGTTTAATTTTTTCCAATTATCCATTACTAATTCATAATCTTTTGGATCTACCACAGTCAAAACATTTTTATAATTTTTAGCAGCTGCTCTAATTAAACTATGGCCACCAATATCTATATTTTCAATGATTTTATCATGTGAATTGTCCAAATCAAATGAATAAAGATTTACATTCAATATGTCAAATGGAATGACACATTTATTCAAATCTTTGTCATTTTTTGAATTATAAAGAAGTCCTCCAAAAATTTTTAAATGTATGGTTTTTAATCTATCATTAAACATTGGTTCATAACCATAAATATCAGAAATTGATTTGATTTTTTTTTCAAGATGTGAATTATAATTTTTGTTGAGATATTTAAAAGTCCCATCAGAAGCAATTATTCGTGAATTTTTTTTTATTAAAAATTTTACAAATTCATGTAAATTATGTTTGTTTGACACACTCATAAAAACATTCATTTTATCAAAAATCAAACTTAGTTTTTAAATATTTTTTAACCATGCTTTGTTCATTGATGAAATATGATATGTATTAGCTGTTTGGTCATATTCATATTTTTTGAAAAATTTGAATAATTCAAATATCAAAATAAAAATTTATATGATGAGTGGTGTTAGAAGTATTATGAATGGTTCATCAAAAAACAAATGGTGTGAAAGACAATTAACCAGTTCAACTAATAATGGTGATAATTACGAAAAAACTTTAAAAAATAAGGTCAGTGAAAATAAAACTAATAAAATTAATGGAAATTCAAAAAAAACACAATTTATGAGTAAATGGACTGGTGAAAAATCCAATAAATATTCTTTGAGTGATAAATATTTTCAAAAAAAACCAGATTATAAATCATGTGATTATTCTTCTGATTTCCAAGAAAAAACTTTTAACAAACCCATAATCATAAGAAATAAATTTAAGCACAATAAAAAAATCACTAAAAATGAGTTTGTGATTGATATTGAAAAAGAAAGTTTTAAGATTCCAAAAAAAATTAAAACAATTAATGATTCATGGCCTAAAAGTGATGAAGAAGATCTATTTTTTGGACAACCAAACCCAATGAATTTCCATTTAATGTTTCCTAAAAGTAAATCCACAATGACTTTACAAGAAATAAAAGAAATTAATTCCAAATTTGATATTTACATGAATACAATGATTTGTGAAGAAGATTTGGATATTGCTTTTGAATTTTATAGATCCACAAAATTAACATTATCAGAATTTGCCATAAAATATTCGATTGATAGATTTATTGATATGAATGATCTTAAAAAAAGAAGATATGAAGATAAATTAAATAAAAATTTAAAATCTATTGCTAAATTAGAAAACAAAAAAAATAAAGGTGAAAAACTCAACAAAAATGAAATAATAAAATTAGAAAAAAAAATTCTATTTGAATTTGAAAAAAAACAAATGAAATATTACTATAAATATATTATGTGTGATTCATCAGAATAATATTTGAGACTTGTGAAATGTTACAAAAATTTCTATAAAATAATATATTTTTGTATCCTTTGATGGACTGAACATATTTATTAGTTTTTATGATTCATGGTATTTTTGTTTTGATTTATTACCACACAAGAAGTCTAAACAAATATATTTTTCAACAAATATTAATTGAAACCATG